TTCACCGAGACCTAAGAAAAGACCTAGCAAGACTACGGTTGAGACAAGTCTGAGACCTAAGAAAAGACCGTCTCGTGCTTCGCAGACAGTCAGACGAGCAAATAGAATAAAGGAAATGGTAGAGAAAGAAGCTGTAGGTCTTAGAGATAAGACACCTTTAGTTCCTATTAAACCGCCAACAGGAGATCCAGTTAGAGATCCAGTTAGAGAGTTTACTTTAGGTGGCGATGTCCGACATAACACTAACAGGGGAAAAACATATTAATCCCATGGACGCTGTTGATTTCGCAAAATATATGTATAAGGTACTACGAGAGCGCGAACAAGATATTGCAAGTGCTCTCGCACATGATGCTGCCAAAGACTGGGAGCAATATAAACTCATGGTAGGTGAGATACGGGGCCTTACCTACGCCCGTGAGGAAATAAAAGCCCTGCTGGAGAACCACGTAGACGATGTCGAAGACCTTATATCTTCCTGAACATGTCGCGCAGAAAATGAACAAAGACCGGGAGGAGGCTACAGCAGCCGACTCAACGTCTGTTGAAGGCGCATATGTTGACGCGAAAGATCGCGTATTAGATCCATCACTTATAGACAAACCGTTATCAGAACGCTTGCCTCAACCAACAGGCTGGCGTGTTTTGGTTATGCCTTATCAAGGTGCAAGCAAGACGCACGGGGGTTTATATATTCCTGATGAAATACGAGACCGTGAAGCGGTAGCCACGGTCGTAGCGTATGTTTTAAAAATTGGACCACTGGCTTACAAAGATCCGGACAAGTTCGGGCCTGACTCAGAGCCGTGGTGCAAAGAAGGCCAATGGGTATGCATTGGTCGGTATTCTGGTTCACGATTTAAGATAGATGGGGGTGAGGTTCGTATCATTAATGATGACGAAGTGATCGCAACTATTTTAGAGCCAGACGATATAAAACACGTTTAGGAGGTAACGATGGCAGAAGAAATTATTGAAGAGCAAAAAACAGAAGAAGAGGGCGTAGAGATTGAAGTTGACGCCCCTGAAGAATCCAAAGAGGAAACTAAGCTAGTTCCTGAATCAGAGGCCGAACCAACGATTGAAGTTGAGACCGAAGCTCCTGAAGAAAATAAGGATGAGGTGGATGAATACGGAGCTAAAGTACAAGCTCGTATAAAGAAACTTACAGATAAGTATCGCAAAGAAGAGCGTGATCGTGAAGAAGCGGTGCGCATGGCAGAGAAGCTTTTACAAGAAAATAAGAAGCTTAAATCTCAAGTTCATAATCTTGATAAGGGATATGTTAGTTCTGAAGAATCTAGATTAGAAACAGAAGTGGACTCTCTAAAACGTCAGTACAAAGAGGCGTATGAGTCTGGAGATACGGATGCAATGTTCTCCGCACAGGAGGCATTATCTAAAGTTGCGGTGGTACAAGATCGTGTTCGTTTAGCTAAAAATCGTCTGGATCGAGAGAAAAATGTAGAGCAGCAGCCTCAACAACAGGCGGCACCCACTACTCAAACACCAGCTAAACCTGATCCTAAAGCAGAGGATTGGGCCAATAAAAATGAGTGGTTTGGCGCAGATGAGGTGATGACTTATGCAGCGTTTGGGATACATAAAAAACTTATCGAAGAAGAAGGGTTTGACCCGAACACCGATGAGTATTATACTGAGGTAGACAAACGCATTCGTTCGGAGTTTCCACAGAAGTTCCCAACGGCGAAGAAAACGGGTGGAGCACAGGTCGCACCTGCTGCCGCTTCAGCAACCCGCAGTACTGCAAAACAGGGGCGCAGGTCGGTGAAACTATCACCATCACAAATTGCGATGGCGAAACGTTTAAACGTACCGCTAGAAGAATACGCTAAATATGTGAAGGATTAAGCTTATGGCAGATAGAACACCACGTAAAACCACCACACGAGAGGATGACTCTCGCAGAAAACCATGGGCACCGCCCAGTCACCTTGAAGCACCAGAAGCCCCTCCGGGTTATGTGCATCGCTGGATTCGAGTCGCAATGCGTGGCGAGGAAGACAAAATGAATGTCAACTCCAAGTTACGTGAAGGATGGGAACCCGTCCGTAAAGATGAGTATCCAGACTATGAAGCACCCACTATCGACGAAGGTCGTTACGAAGGTGTGATTGGACAAGGTGGTCTGATGTTGTGTCGAATACCTGTTGAAACAGTAGAGGAAAGAACTGCTTATTACGGGGGCAGAACCCGCGAACAGATGACTGCTGTAGATCAGGACCTAATGAAGGAACAACATCCTTCAATGCCGATTCAGAATGATCGGCAAAGTCGTGTAACTTTTGGAGGTTCTCGTAGAGACTCCAATTAACTTAAAGGATTGCTGATATGGCAAATACTAATGGTGCATTCGGACTCCGTCCGATTGGTGTAGTCGGTCAGGCTGCAAACACCACTGGTGCGACCGAGTATCGTATAGCTTCCACAAACACAGACGCGATTTTCCAAGGTTCTCCTGTTATTCCTCTAGCCGCTGGTGTGATTGCCAGAGTTGGAGCAGCAGCAGGTGGTACTGTGGGACTCGTTGGTGTGTTTTGGGGTTGCGAATACGTTTCGTCTACCACTGGTGAGAAAGTTTTCTCAAACTACTGGCCCGGTTCTGGCGCGGATGCTAATTTCCCCGTCAAAGCTTTTGTGTATGATAACCCGATGCAATCATTTGTTATCTGTTCCGACAGTACGTTAACAAGTGAATCAGCGGCAAGAGCACATGTGTTCGCAAATGCTAACTTCGCAGCGGGTCAAAGTGGTTCAACAACCACGGGTATCTCTTCTGCTACGTTGGCTGTAGGCACAATCGCCACCACTGCAAATTTGAACTTGAGAATTATGGGCATCCAAGATGACCCTGAAAATCAAGACTTCACTGCGGCTGGTATCCCTGTAATCGTTCGTTTGAACAATTCCTTCAACTCCGCCAATGGTGCGGCTGCTGGTGGTACTGTTTCAACGACTGGCGTGTAAGGAGACTGAAATATGGCTATTTCTCGCGCACAACTAGCGAAAGAGTTGGAACCCGGTCTCAACGCCCTGTTTGGTATGGAGTACGATAGGTACGAAAACCAACATGCAGAGATCTTCACAACAGAATCTTCTGATCGAGCATTCGAAGAAGAAGTAATGTTGAGTGGTTTCGGAGCAGCCCCAACCAAGTCGGAAGGTTCTGCTGTAAATTTTGACGACGCTAACGAAGCATACACTGCTCGTTACAACCACGAGACCGTGGCACTTGCCTTCTCAATTACTGAGGAAGCAGTGGAAGACAATCTATATGATCGTCTTGGTTCACGTTATACTCGTGCGTTGGCTCGTTCAATGGCACACACAAAGCAGGTTAAAGCTGCTTCAATTCTGAACAACGCTTTCACAGCAGGTGCTTCTGCTGGTGGCGACGGAGTTGCATTGTGTGATGCGTCACACCCACTTACTTCGGGTGGTACGTTTGCTAACGAACCAGGAACTGCGGCTGATTTGAATGAAACATCTCTTGAAGATGCTTTGATCAACATCGCAGGTTTTGTTGATGAGCGTGGTCTCAAAGTTGCTTTACGCGGCACAAAGTTAGTCATCCCACGTCAGCTACAGTTTGTTGCTGAACGTTTGATGGTATCTAACTTACGTGTTGGTACAGCGGACAACGATACGAACGCACTAAGATCAATGGGAATGTTACCAAGCGGTTACGCTGTTAACGACTTCCTAACTGATCCTGATGCATTCTTCATCATGACAGACGCACCTCGTGGATTTGTCCACTTTGAGCGTATGGCAATGTCCACTGGTATGGAAGCTGACTTCGATACTGGTAACATGAGATTCAAGGCGCGTGAGCGTTACTCATTTGGGTTCTCAGACCCACGTTGTGTTTTCGGTTCACCCGGAGCATAATTTATGTTATAGTGAGATAGTCTTTTTGCAAAGATTTACTCTCTCAATGACTGGGGCAACTTAGGTTGCCCCTTTCTTTTTATATTTCCTGTGGTATAGTGATGTCATCCCTGACAGTGACATGGTGTTACTGACATTAACCCAGACAGGAGATCGACATGGGTACAACAACTTTTTCTGGTCCTATCAGAGCAGGTAATATAAGAAATACAACTGGTACTACAGTTGGAACAAACATAGCCAACGTTGGTTATGTTGTAATGGTTCAGCAACATGTAATGGATATTTCTGGCGGTGCTGTTGCAGCGGAAGCTACAAATATAGTAATCCCCGCTGACTCAAAAATCGTAGACATAATTATCGATTTAGAAGTAGCTGCTAACGCTACAACAAATATTAGTGTTGGTGATAGTGTAGGCGGTCCAGCAACTCTCGTTAATGCGGTAGCATCTGGCACAACCGTAGGTATTAAACCGTTAGGTGCTTCTGGTGGTGGTACACTTACATGGAAGAACACTGGTGCAACCGATTTAAAACTAACAGCTACTGCAAGCG